TGTGAGAAAGAATCTCTTTGGATGCTCTGACTTACCCCTGAGTCGCAGGGTTATCTGAGTGAAGTCCTCCAGTGTTAGCTCAGTGGCTTCCTCAATCCAGATGTACTTAGCCTGGCTTAATGACTTGAGCTTCTCAGGATCATCACAGCCAAGGAACACAATCTTATTAGTGCCGGATTGCAGCTCCATGTAGCCTGTCTTAGCCTTGATGAGCTTATCCAGACCCCATTGGCTAATCTTGTTGCGGAAGTCAGCAAAGACTGAGTTCCTGATGGTGGCAGCTACCTTTCTGATGACAAAGAAGGTCTGGAATTGGTTGGTCTTGTTGTCGCATATCTCAGCCAGGAATAGCTGAATCATGGTCTGGCTCTTTCCACTCCCTGCCCCCCCCCATAGGATGTTGTAAGTCTTAGGGTCTGTTACTGCCTCTAGGTACTTCTCCTGCCAAAGGTCAGGACTTGACAAATCAACCTGTGCCATTAGGCTTCTGGTTCAGCTGCCTTCCTCGTTACAGGCTGTGGCATGATGACTGTATTGAATGAGCCTTCCAGCTCAATGTCTTGCTTTGGCTTGCCATAGGCTCTATCCAGGAGTAACTCTGCTGCTCTTACATCGCCTTTGGTTGCCTTGGCTCTCAAAGCCATTAGGATGGCCTCTGCTGCTGTCTTGCCATCCTTTTCATCGCCAAGTACATTGGCAAGCAACTCCCTTAACTCAGGTAGCTTTTTAGGCCTGCCAGCAGGATTACCAGATTGGCCTTTTTTCCATTTTCCTTTTTCAAGATTCTCCGGTCTTGGCATCCTTGTTCTGTCCTTGTTTCGTACCTTCAGTCAGATAAGGCTGACCGTTCCTTTTTATTTGCAATGTAGGGTCTAATTTAAGCATCCTGTCAACTATGACCTGGCAGTATTTTGGGTCAAGTTCCATGCCGTAACATTTGCGCTTTAATTGATGGGCTGCTACCATTGTTGTGCCACTTCCTGAAAATGGTTCATATATTAAATCATTTTCTAAGGAAAAGTCTATTATCATTTTAGATGCAAATTCTATTGGATATGCTGCACGATGCTCAACTTCTTCTCCTGTTATTTGACTTCCTGCACTTTTAATTTGCCAATAATTCCATCTGCAATCATTGTAAATTTGACTTGTATGATACTTTTCATTTGAACTCATAATAAAAACAAACTCACATCTTCTTGAATAAATACCTATTTGCGGTAAATTTATAGAATGTGTTTTATCCCAAATTATAGTCTCTTTAACCTCAAATGGGTTTGATTCAGAAAATATAATTTTCCCATAATCGTTTCTACTTTTAGCATTGTAAGATACATTCCAACAAACTGTATGATCATCTTCTTTTTTATATATTGATGATGTTGTTAATATATTAATACAGAATTTAAAATACTCTTCAGATGTTCTGTTGTCTGCATTTTTATCTTCGTAAAGCTTTACATCTTTTTTACCTATTCCTAAACCTTTTGTATGTAATAAATTGCCACAACTATTTCCTTGATTATAAGGTGGTGATGTTGCTAATAAATCCCAATTCTTAGTATTCATCAACTTTGCAACTTGGTCACTATCTGTCGAATCCCCACAAAGCAAACGGTGCTCACCTATCTCAAATAGGTCACCAAGCACAATATCTGTCTGGATTTCATCAGGCATCTCATAGTCATCCTCTTCTGCTTCCGGTTCTTCAATGAATCCAGCAGGCACATCTAAGCCCCAGGCTTCAAGTTCTTCAGCATCCCAATTATTTGCAAGGTCATCCCAATCCCACTCACCGAAGCCTACATTGTCTTTGATGATAAACTCTCTCTGTTTGGCCTCATCCCAATCAACTACCTCAACTGGAATTTCCTTCCATTTTGCTTCCTTCATGGCCTTAAAGCGCATGTTGCCACCAAGTATGACCATGTCCTGGTTCACTACTATTGGCCTGACACTTGCCATCTCAGGGAAGTCCTTCAGGCTTTGCACGAGCTTATGAAACTTATCATCCTTGATAAGTCTAGGATTGCTCGGATTTGGTTTGATTGAACTTATTGAAACTACTTGCATGCAGTCTATTTCATTTTTGACATCATTGATGGCATTTTAGGCTTTGCTGCCTTCTTAGCCTTTTTAGCCACAGACAGAGCAATGGCTACTGCCTGCTTTTGAGGCTTGCCTGCTTTCATCTCTTTCTTGATGTTTGAGCTAACTGTCTTAGCTGAGTAACCTTTCTTGAGCATAGTCTTAAAGTTTGTGCAAAGATAGGTATTTCAAAATTGCCTCATAGACTTCAAGCTGATTTGCCCATCTCCGCTTGTATCCAGGAGCAGCATCACTCAGTGCCAGCTTATTTTTTAGCTGAGTAATTTTTCGGCCTAGGTAATCCCGGCATTCATTGGAGGTCATCATTGGTTCTTCAAGGGTGTAAAGTAAATCATTGGAATAAGTGCTTCTCCCCTCCCATTGGGCAGGGATTTGGCTGATGTGAATTGAATTAATCATAGTCTCTGAGTCGCATCAAAGGTGCATCAAATTTTAAAGGGATTATTCCGGTTGATCCTGAACGCATCTTAACCTGGTCAATGATGCAGAGGTTTTCATTGCTCAATTCAAGACTTCCAACCTTTGTGGTTGATGTTGGCTCAAAGTAGTGTGCTGGTCTCATCATCATCCAGATGACATCAGCATCTTGCTCAATGCTCCCAGACTCTCTCAGGTCAGACATCATTGGCATTTTATCTGGTCTCTCATCCACTCGCCTAGATAGCTGGCTAAGTGCTACCACCGGAATCTGAAGTTCCTTTGCTAATAGTTTTAGACCTCTGCTTATCTCGCCTACTATGTTCACTCGGTTAGTCTCTTTAGGATTGACTGAATCAATCAGACCTATGTAGTCAATGAAGATGACCTTGATGTCATACTTATTTTTCCACATGGTTGCCTTGGTTCTGATTTTGCGGATGTTCAGATAGCCTTCATCAGTTATCTTGATAGGCCAGTCCTTCATCCTTTGAATTGACTCTCGCAGTGAATCTTTATCAAGTGAGTTCATATCTCCTTGCTTGATTTTATAGGCAAATATTTGAGACTCCTGACTAGCCAGCCTCTGAACTAGCTCATGCTTTGTCATTTCAAGGCTGAACAGACCACATCCAATCCCTTGCTTGGCTAAATTTCTGATAAGGCTTACCACTAAGGCTGTCTTACCTTGTCCTGGTCTAGCACCAACAACAGTAAGCTCGCCATCGGTCAATCCTCCGCAAAGTCTGTCAAGGCTGGAAATTCCTGTGGAGTAGCCTGCAATCGTACCGGATGCTTTATTGAACCATTGCTTTGCGCTTATGTTTAGCTGATTCAGAAAGCTATCATCTGCATTAGTCAGGCTTGATGACAGAAGGCTATCAGCCTTATTCTGAATGTCTGAAATGGTCTGAAATATGTCTCCGGTTTCGGAGTTGGCTTTTTGCGCCATTTCATGAGCTAGGAAATAGAACTTAGTCCTTAGGAATTGCTCAATCAAAATTCTGCAATGGATTTCAACATGACCAGGGTTTTTTAAGCTGGCAAATACTGATGCAACATTCTTAGCTCCTCCAGCTTCTTTCAGTAGTGATGACTTTTTAAGAGTCAGCACAACTGTCTCCAGACTGACTTGCTCACCAGCATCATGCTGAGCCTGGATGGCTCTGGCAATGTTCTTGTGCTGCTCATTCTGGAATACTTCTAGGCTAGGCAGGATAGACAGTGCTGTTACTCTCTCATCATCTGATAGCATCATTGCGGAAAGGACTTGCCTTTCCATTTCTTCGTTTGTAAAGTTCATGGCTTAAATTGGAATGATTCGTGGACATTACGGGACTTGGTTGCCGGCGGAACAAATGTGGTTGCATTATTTTGGTTTTTACCAAACCAGTTTGTTTTTATTGTGCGTTTCCAGTCTTTGACTTTTTTGCCATCTCTGTTTGTCCAGTTATGATCTGCATAATGATGGTAGCACCTTGGAAGATTATTTAGGCTCTCATTGTTTTCAATAAAGAAGGCTTCTACTTCCTCATAAGTTGGAGCAATAAATTGCTTTGACTTTTTCTTATTATCATCCTTATCATCATCCTCATTTTCTTCCTTATCTACATCTACATCTACATCTACATTAGCTTCGGTTTCGCTTGCCTTCTGCTTCTGCTTTGCTTGGTTCTTGCTTCCACTTTGCTTCCGCTTTGCTTTACTTCCGCTTTCCCACTTTGTCCTATTTGCCTGAAGATTAGGCTTAATAAGTAGCCAAAAAGGTAAGGCTGATTTTGACAGTTCAGGCTCAATTCCATCAAGACCAAACTCAAAAATTGCCCGAAAAATTTCTAATTGAATGTCATCTGGAAGCAATTTTATGGCATCATAAAAGCTTCTGTAAAGCACCATTGAATCTCTACTTTTCATAAAAACAAAAACCACATCCGGTTTTCCAAGGTGAGACCAGGGGAAACATACCCTGCCTTGTACTTACCGAATGTGGTCTTAAATTTTTTCATTTGTTTCTATTACACCCGGGTCTCAATCGGGGGCTTTCGCCAATGCAAACTTAACTACTTTTCCTGAAACGCATTAATATGATCAAAAAATTTCTGCACCTCTTCTTCGCCCATATCAAATATCTGCCAGACTAAATCAACCACAGCAGAGTTGATAGTGTCTTCAGCATGAGCCATCTCCTCGCCTAATTCCTGGTGCAGAAACTTCTCGAACTGAGTGGCATCATTGAGCAGCCTGTTAAAGTGCATCTTGACATCTCTCTTAAGCCTGATGGTATCAGAATGCTTAATGACATAGCCTGTCTCCAGCACTCCCCTGACAAAGCAGGTAAATTTAGTAAAGTCTCTCATAGCCTAATGCACCAGGCGAATAAGACAGTCATTCCAATGGCATAGGCAGTAATGATGAATGAGTAAGTCATCCATGCCTGATGATGCC